AATCAAGCCGTGCAGGTTTTACAAGGTCCTTACATCACCAACACTTATGGTGGGGGTATTCAGTGTCAAGGACCCACTCGTAATTTCACACCCTATGTAACAGGATCTGCGTCAGCATCTAAACCATATGAACCATACTATATGGATCCTGTATATGATGTGACAGATCTAGAGGGTGCTTTCGATGATGACGGCAACCCTATTGGGGATGGTCGTTTAGATAATCCTGGGGAGATTAGTTTCTATAAAAGAACTAGAACAGGACAGAAGGATAACTACAGTCTAGGTGTTGGTTTCTCTATGACATGGAGTACGCCAACAGATAAAAACTTACAAGAGTTGTGTAAGAAAGCAGCGACAACTCAAATTGAATTGCAACAACAACTGACTGCCAATAAAAGGCTCGACTTTGAGATCGCTCGTCTCAAAAATTGTGGGGAGTTAATGCAGAAGGGAATTATGTTTAAACCTGGGACACAGTATGCCAAAGTGTGTGCTGATGTAATGGTATTGAATAAAAATGCTATTGCACCACACAAGCATTCTATTTCTTCACCTTCGGACCAACCCGAAGAGCACGAATCGCAGCATTCCTCTGACGCTGCTCAACTCGGCGGTCCCGTAAGGACTGGACTTTCAATGTCTTACCCCTGATAGAAGCAACCTTCTTCAGAACTTTCTTCACGGTAGGTTTGATCACCTTAAGGAGAATGTCTGCGAAAGGTTTAGCGAGCAGTGCAGATGTGGTAGCAACCACAGCAATACCCCCAGTGGTGATTACGGTCCCCGTTGGGGGTAATCCATTTATGACCTGATCAACGATTGTAACGTCCTCTACGATACGTAGACATTGACCAGCAGGAGACAACTCATACCCTGTAATAATTTTTCTACCACTGTCAAAGATAAACCCAAGTGGTTCCTTTGATAGTTGTTCATCAGTAGGACACTCTGGTACTGGAGTAGCAATTGCAGGTGGATTTACTTGTGGTTCAGGTGCATCAACTGTATTGTCTGGCATCTGTCCTTTGAACTCTGGCACAGGACGCTCACCAGACATCTTCAGTTGTGATCTGTTGTAGTCCATCGGATTGAATGATGGCACACCAGCATCACAAAATACCTTGACACCTTTAGGATCGTCTTCGTTGATCTTAAAGTTGTCATCTTCATTTGCCTCATGGGCCTCCACACAGCCAGGCATATCCACAATGGGAACACCAATCTGTGTGGTCACAGGGTAGATAGGAGGGACGACAGGAGTCCTGGGTTCTGGGACGACCCATATATCAATAGGTCCAACCCCCAGATCCCTGACTCTGATTTCAGGTATGTCCATTCAATTACATTCCAGGTAGTACACCACCAGTTGCTTTAGGTAGTTCAGGTGGTTCTGGCATAGCATCATCTAGAATGCCAGGTACAGCATCAGTGATGGCTTCAATAGCACCAGCAGATAGGGCATCGATACCTTGCTGAAGGAAGGCATCTTTTTGTAGGTAAATAAAAACACCGCCGCCGATCACACCAAGAGAGGTGAGACCAGACAGCAGTGCTACAACGTTAATCAGTTTTTGCATCTTTCTTTGGTTCAACAGCAGAAACAACAGGAGGTTCTTCCTTCTTCGCTACTGCTGCTTTACCATTTCCACCACCCGCTTTAGCAGGAGAGAGTCCGAACGCAGCTAACGATCCAGAAAACACCGAGGCGATGAACGTGGGATCAAAATCAAGAATCTTTTGACCGTTAGGTAACCTAACATAAGAGAACGTGAGAAGAGAAGCAGACCATATAAGTACAACTACTTTCACTAAATTACCAAGAACTTCACTCTTATCATCATCGTCTGCCTTCTCTACAGCGGGTTTAGTATCCGACATAATAGAGCATCAAGGCTCAATTATTTATCACTCAATAAACCCTTCTTCAACCAGATACTTACGAGTCAAAGGAGTGGGTTCATAAACCTCCCACATTGCACCAGTTGCACATGCTTCCAATGCTTTAGCAGTCATACCTTCGGTGCGTCCTGCCCAACCTGCTTCTGCTTCCCAAGGCACAGCATTAGCAGGATATGTGCGCTCTGCCATGACACGCCAGATGACAGGCACTTCCTCTTCAGGTTTGATGATAGCAATCAAACTATTCTTGATGCTGCCTGCCATACAATCTTGTGCAGCGTGCCATCCCTCATGTCGAGTGACACTCATGAGCACACCTTGACGATGCATGAAAGCATCATTCAAAAAGAAGTTGTTGCCTACAGTATGATAGACACCACGATGTCCTGGTGGGAAATACTTTTGGTCTGCTAGAAATACCCCAACTCCGATCTTATTAAAGGCACTGATGATGTCATTAAACTCACGATCAACAGCAGTGTAATCAGAGTCGGGATAGCGATCAATAATATCTTGAATACTTGTGATTCGTTTAACATTGTCCGTGCATTCTCGTAGTAACATGCACCCCATAGAATCCATTGTGTTGTAACCTTTGGTAGGCTCTGCCTTTACAGGCACGACAACGGATGCCGCTGCTAGAGCAGCAAGAAATAATTTAATCATAGTGATTGATGTAGGTTATTTGTCCTCGTTATACCAGAAGTCTTCCCAGTCTTCTTCGGTTGCTTCGTAGATAGGACATGGTTCTTCCATGAGGATGTCGATCCTCATGCGAAGAGCGGCTTCGGTAAGTTTTTTGATGTCGTTAGTATCTAAACTCATTGAGGATATCCAGGACTTGATTTAGAGTATGGTTGGCACCTTCATGCCAGTCACCACTCTTTTCCTTGTAGCCATTATACAGGTGATTCTTCAATTTGTAAACCTTTGATTCCACATCAATCTTTGTCAATTGAGATCTAGGCATAAAAATAAGGCAGTAGATATATTTATCTACCACCCATCAATTATCTTTGTTTCCAAACAATGTAATGAAATATTCTGCGTCTACAACTACCAGTGGTTTCTTTCTATTCTTTTTCATAACTACGATAGGTTCGTAGTCACCACAGTTTGCTACTGCTTGTTCGTATGCATCCCATACATTGAGACGCTCTACGTTCTTACACTCAATGCTGTGAGGAAACTTTTGTCTGGCAGCGCGGGCCATGATCAAGTCTTCTCCACCTGCACCCATAGATCGAGACTCAATGTCCTCTGGATGGACATCGAGCATCTCGATCAACTTCTCACGAACCCACTTCTGTAGGTTCCTGCCTTTTGCTTTAGCACTACTAGCCTTCATAACCACGGATCTGGTATTTGTACCTCATTGCTTGGAGGAACCATGCGTCCGTCAGACACTTGGGTCCGTGGAGCAGGACTTCCACCTGCTTCTGTGGAAGTTTCGGATCTGCTAGTGCTCTCCTCTTCCACTCTGGAAGTTCTTCTGTCATGCAACCACCTGTAGATAAAGTTCATTGGTTCTCTTCTGCGGTTTCATGTTTGTCTGGATTGAATTCTCCCTTAAGAAGTTTCATCCAATTAATAGCCTGATGATCAATCCCAGCTTCCCACAGACAAGCTTGAATTGTTTTAATAAATTCACCTTCATCCATTTTATTCCACCAGAACACTGGTTTTTCATGCACTGGATTTTTCAACTCCATCAGTTGTAAGTATTTACTGATGGCAGGATTCTTATAAGTCATAGGTTGAAAATGATAGCAATACGTTCATTGGATCTGTTAGGAGGGACCTCATGATGCAACCAAGATTCCCACATAATCATGTCACCATCAGCAGGTGAAAATACTGTAGTGGGAGTATTGTATGGTGTCTCTCCTAGCAAAGGATGATGATTAAATTCTTTCACAGGACGAGGATCAAAGAATTTAATAGGACTGGATTCGTCAGGAACACTGACATAAAAAACACCACTTACTGTGGATCCAGGATGACAATGCCTAGCATGTTTATCTCCTCGGTCTAACTGACTAATAAAAATTTGAGGATTCGACTCTACATCTACATCTAAACCTACAGTTCTAACAAATCCCTTCGCTATCCTATAAAGATATGTAGTGAATGGTTTCATTCGTTGATCCTTTTCCAACCCACCCTCGGGAGTATAAGTTGTTTTATACCCCCAGTGATAAGTCAAAGAGTCTTTATCTTGCAAGATAGACTTACAAATAGGCAGCATTCTTTTTGCTAATAAAGTGTTGCTTGTACGCATGAGTGGCGTAGAAAACAAGTCACCAAATTCAAATGCTTCATTCATAATTTGAATCCAGCAAATGTACTTTCACTAACATCCTGCTTGATACCACCGATGACATAAGACTCAACCTCTGTCTCCTGTGGTGCTACCTGCATGGACTTGGAATTGAGCCAGTGCTCTGTCCACGGCAGAGGATTGTTGCTAGCAGGAACATCGAACACAGGCTTGAGACCGATAGACTTCATGCGGCGGTTAGCAACCCACTCAACATACTTGGAGAGCAGTTTGTCATTCAATCCGATCATGCTGCCATCTTTGAACAGATACTCTGCCCAGTTCTTCTCTTCCTCAACACACTGTTTGAACATCTCGATGACGTTATCCTCTTCTTCCTTGGCAATCTCACGCATCTCTGGATCATCACCTTCCAACCACTTCTTAACGATGTTCTGGGTGATGGTCATGTGCTGTGACTCATCGCGAGCAATCAGTCCGATGATCTTGGCGTTACCTTCCATCATCTTCAGTTCACCAAAGGCAAAGGAACACGCGAAAGAAACATAGAAACGAATACCCTCAAGGATGTAGACGTTGACTACAGCACGATAGAGTTTACGCTTGAGTTCTTTGAGTTCCCACAGTGCAGAATCACATTGTTCCAAAGCATGTTCCCAGGAGTTACCAGCACCCCACTCCTGTGCTGCCTGTAAGAACTCATCGTATGCTGCTGTAACACTCTTGGCCCTCTCCAGGATACGATCATCATCAACGATGGTGTCCAGCACCTCGGTAGGGTCTGGGTATACGTTCTTGATGATGTATGTGTAGGAGCGACTGTGGATCATCTCCATAGTCTGCCAGATGTTCATAGCACCTTCGAGTTCAGGTAGTGAACAGAAAGGTGCAAAAGCCATCCCAGGACCACGCCCTTGTACAGAATCCAGGAGGATCTGATACTTAAGGTTGGCAGTGAAAATGTGCTTCTGCTCGGGGCGAAGTGTTTGATAGTCTGCACGATCTTTTTGTAGTGATACCTCTTCTGGTCTCCAAAAGTAACCCAGCTGTGTCTGGGTCAGTTTGTCAAAGACTGGATACTTAAACTGATCGTATCTTTGGACCCCAAGAGGGGCACCAAAGAACATCTTCTGCTTGGTGGTGTCAACTTTGTTGGTGTTGAACACCGTCATACCTTCTGGTCTCTTTTGTTCGGTCACTCTAAATCGCGCAACTGTCACAAGCTTCCTCCTCGGTGTTTAAAATTTGTGTTAATAGATCTTCGACGGACTGTTTCTCTTCCTTTGGTTCCTCTACATCATCGCTCTTGTTATCGTAGGTGTTCTGGTAGTAAGAAGTCTTCCAACCATACTTATATGTATTCAAAAAGTCACCTGCCATCACAGAGACTGGGACTTCATTGTTGGGATAATTCTCTGGATTGTAAGACCAGTTTCCACTGATGGCTTGATCGAAGAACTTCTGCATGACTGCCACAACATTGATATACCCAGAGTTATCAGGCATGTCCCATAGAAGAGTGTAAGCACTCTTAAGAGAATTGTACTGGGGAACAATCTGTTTGAGTGGTCCCTTTTTGCTCTTCTTAACGGACAGATATCCTCTAGGTGGCTCGATTCCATTTGTTGCGTTTGACACAACGGAACTGCTCTCCGATGGCATTTGAGCAGACAGTGTTGAGTGTCGTAGTCCGAACTCTTGGATAGAAGACCGTAAAGAATCCCAATCATATTTGTATTCTGGTGCTACCAGTTCGTCTACGTCAGTTTTGTATGTATCAATGGGCAGAATACCATCTGCATACTTGGTGCGATGGAAGTATCCACAGGCACCTTTCTCCTTTGCAATCTGGTTAGAAGACTTCAGGAGGTTGTACTGGAAGGACTCGGTGAGAGCATGTACTTTCTTGAGTGCTTCGGGATCGCCATAGGATACGCCCTGCTTGGCGAGGTAATGGGCAAGACCAATATACCCAACCCCAAGAGACCTACGGTTGGTTGTAGACGCTTCTGCTGCCTTCACAGGGTACTGCTGGTAATCAATCAGTTCCTCTAGGCCACGGACAGCAAGGTCACACAGTTCCTCCATGTCGTCCAGCGACTTTAGTTTGCCCACGTTGATAGCAGACAGAATGCACAGAGCAATCTCACCCTCACCATCGATATGCTGGAGAGGATCTGTGGGCAGGGTGATCTCCTGACACAGGTTGCTCATGTTCACCTTGTCTTTGAACGAGGAGTGACTGTTGCAGTGGTCGATGTTCATTAGATACATGCGACCAGTTTCTGCTCGCTCCTTCAGCAGGTCCAGAATGAGTGCTTGAGCGCGGACAGTTTTCTTCGGAATCGATCCGTCAGATTCATAGCCTTTATAGAGAGCATCAAACTCGTCAGTGCCAAAAGCATCGTAAAGACCTGGGACATCGTGAGGACTGAATAGGGTGATGTCTCCATCTTGGATGAATCG